ATGATCCCTAGAAATATATTTTTGAATCATATCGTTTGTCTTTTCGGATATATTATCTGCGATTATAGACCAATCATATTCATAGGGTGGAAACATTAATAAAGCATTTTTTAAACAATTTTCATTGTTTATATATTCGGGTTTTATTTTATTATACCCTGAATCTGAGATTCTATATATGATTTTCATATGGGGAATTTTGAGGGAGAGCAATATAATCCCAATGTGCATCTATTTGGAATATATTATACTGATTTTCTATTAAAAATTGAATAGGAGAAGGCTTATCTAAATGTTTTAAATATTCAAAAGTTATAATAGGTTTATGGGTTTTAATTGTATTAATTGCTCCTTTTAAAGCTTCTAATTCTCCCCCTTCAATATCTAATTTTATAAAATCCACCTTTGGTAATTGCAAACTATCAATAGTTACACACTCAACTTTTTTATTAGTAGGGGTATTAGTTACAGAATCTTGATCAGGAGTCCAGCTTTCAGCTAAGTAAATATCCCCCAATTGAGAATAGAGAGCTTTATTATAAAGAGAAACATTTGAAATATTGTTGTTAACTAATGTTAATTGGGTTAGATCAAAGTTTCTTTTACTTGCTTCAAATGAATAAGTATAACCTTCATTAGCTAATTGTGAAAATCTAACAGTATGTAATCCTACATAAACCCCCCCTTCTACAATAATATCTGTGGGTTTAATAAATTTATTAAAATAATATACTAGATGTTCTTCAGCTGGTATTCCTTTAGCAATATTATCACATACTACATCTCCTGTAGGGTGGAGATATAAGGTTTGATTTAAAAAATTTGTTGTTCTCATTTAAATTAATTTTATTATTTGTTCTACTACTTCTTCATCCGAAAGATACGGATCTAGAGATAGATGCCCAAATTTTTCTGAGAAATACTTACTAGGTCCTAATTTAGGATCCTGGATTTTTTTGAGCACCCCATTCCACCCATATAGTTGCAAATTAAAATCCCCAGTTATTATTGTTTTTGTTCCAACCCCGGCAGCAATTGTAGCTAGCCCTCCATCAGTACCAATAAAAGCATCACAATATTTTAAAATAGATGATTCAAATAGAAGAGATTTTATATCATCTTCGGGTATAGAAAGGGTTTGTTGTTGATTTAAATTTTCTATTCCTATAGGATATAAAGTAAAGTATTTTTGCAATTCATTTATTATAAAATTTACATCACGATGTTTTCCACCATACCCAAAATTAGGCACATCTATTCCTAATTTATATTGTTCTTTAGTAAATAAATATGTTTTGGACTCCCAATTACTCATTAACCCTATTACAGGTTTTTTATATTGGTTTTTTAAATCTTGAATTAATTTTTGGGCTATTTTATCATATTCAGGTTGGGTATATACTTTGTATTCAGAAGTGGGGTTTTTTACTCCCGCAAATTGTTGAAATTCTTCACATGGGGTTACTTGGTAATTGAGAGATTCTAATTTAATTATTTTATTATAAGATGAATATTCTAAAGAATTATTTATAGGATAGGGGCCCGGAAATTCGGAAACATATACTGAGTTTATAAAAGGATTATTAGATATTAACCTTTGCACTTGGGGAAAACCAATAAGATAATCTATTTGGCTATATTGGGGGGATAATTTTTCTGCTAAGGAACTAGCAAATATTATATCTCCAAAAAATCCACAAGTAATAATTAAACATTTAGTATTTTTCATAGGATTTTTCTTCTACAAATTTTGAACCATATTTTATATTAATTTCTTTTTTTAATTCAGCTCGTTTATCATTTGTTATGTAAACAGAACGAGCTAATTCAATAAATTCATTATCAAATTCTTGTTTTTTTTCTTTGATACGAATTTGATCTTCAATACCCCATAGTTTTTGATTTATATTTAATAAAGGGATATAATCATCCATATGAATATTCAACTCAGCAAAAACAATTTTATACAAATAAAGATATTCATTTTTAATATTAATCAATTTAGATATATCATTAATATTATCTTGTTTTATTTGAAGAATAGATAACTTATCTACTATTTCTCCTATTGAAATTTCTATTTTCATTATTCAATTTTATAATTAGTACTTTTAATCCAACGAACATTTTTCAATTCTGTCTTAAATTCCTCAACATCTGCTTTTACATTACGATATCCTAGATGTCTATATTGATACGCATTAGCGTATATTTGTCTTCCTTCAATAAAATCCTTTTGATGATCTGAAGATTTTTTGGTTATATCTCCATTATCTTCATGGTATAAACAATAAAAAGTTCCATTTTCATTTCGTTTAGGAATATATCCCGCCCACTTAAATCGTTCTCTTAGGTCTTCATCTTCATTACCCCAACCTTTATATAAGGGGTTTAAACCATTAATTTTATCCCAATGTTCTTTTTTCATAGCTACTACCCCACCATAAAAATTATCATCAATCCCATTTTCCCAACTTCTATATCCTCCGGGTATGTCATCCCAATCTCGTTTAGTAAAATCAGGATTTACAAATATTCCTCTTTTAGCAGGGAGTATAGGTTGATCATCAACTTTATAACTAACATCATTTGTTGGGTAATAGTCTACTTGGTGAAGAATTATAATATTACCTGTAGCATATTGAGACGCTATATTTTGGGTATTTGCTAAATTAAAATTATCTAAATCATTTTGTTCTGATACTATAATTTCATAATCTTCATTTTGGAAAACTTCTTGTAATCTAGGTAGTAGGATCTCTAAATGAGATTGTCTATCTCTATATGGTATAATTATAGAATATTTATCTTTTAAAATTTGAGATTCTATCATATTGATGTATTATTTTATAATTTTTTATATTATTTAAATCAAATTCTACTAATCCCGCATTTATAACATGCAAATGAACAGCTAAATTGTCTTTTAGATTAGTAAATATAGTTTTTTCTTTATATTTTGTTTGAATTAAATAATTATATGAAGTTTGGTCAGCTACTTTATATTTACCTACAGACATTAAGTATATATCAGAACACATTTCTTTGACTATTTCATATCCTCCTCCAAACACACCTACATTGTAAACAGGTTTATCTAATAATGTTTCTAATCCAATTAAACCTAAATTATAATGAATATGAGTTTTATTCCATTCTTCATTTTCATATATAATCTCTTCACTAGTAGCAGTTATTAATGTTGAATGTAGTAAATCAAAGGGATTATCATTAAAATAAACATCTCTAACATCTGTAATTAATATTTTATTATAAAAATTATTTTGTAAAAAATTCCATATGTGGAAAAATCTAATATTATGTATTAATTCATAAGAAGTATTAAAATTGCATTCTCCAGTATTATAATTAAATATTAGTTTTTTATTACCCCAAAAATCAAAGTTAGGATAAATAATATTTATATTATTATTCTTTAAGTATTCTTCTAATCCATTATTTGAGGGGTTATATAATAATAATACTCGTTCACAATTATTCCAATTAGAGGTTTCTACCCAATTTGTTAAATCAGATAAAGAATAATTTCCGCTAATTGTTCCTATTAGTAAATTTTTTAACATTTGTATTTAAATAAGTAATGGGGTTCATGAGATATATGTTCATATGAATACCCCGGAAGTAATTCTACTATATCTTCTGGGGATATACCTATATGAGTTTCTACCATTATGTCGGGTTTAGATGCTAAAATTGTTTTTAATGCTCCTTTAAGTACTTTTAATTCATACCCTTCAACATCTATTTTAATAAAAGTAACATTTTTAAAGTTAAAACTATCTAAAGTTTTTAACTCTATAGAAATCCCATTAGAAGATACAGTGGCCACCCCAGAATTTCCATTTACATCAATATTTGATAAAAATCCTTCTTTTTCTTCATCTGAAAGAGCATAAGAATATATTTCACAATTCGGGCAATTTTCTTTTAATAGATCTATATTTTGTTGTAAAGGTTCAAAGCATACTACTCGTTTACTGCCACAAATATTTTTAAAGAAAAAAGCATGATTACCAACATTTGCTCCAATATCTATTGTAAAATCAAATGATGTAACTTTATTTTTTAGTGGGGTTAGTAACCATTCTTCAAAAAAAGTTCCAGAATTAATAGCTATGCTATGTATTAAATCTGAATGATATTTTATAGAATATGTTTGATTGTCATATTGTATTATAGCTTTGTTCATAATTCTAATAGGTTTATCAATTTTATTGTTATGTGGTTTGAAGATATATTATTATTATACCATTCCCTAGCATTATAAGATATTTGATTTAAATAATTTTCATTATTTATAACTTCTAAATAACGTTCTGATGTTTTTTTGGCTAATTCATTATGATTTAAATACTTAAAAATTTCATCAAATTCACTATCCACAGATATATAATGGTAATTTGGAATTAAAGGATCTGATAATTCAGTTATATATTTGGGCCTTATTAAGGGGATCCCTAATCCAAACATTTCAATATCTCTAAAACAAATGTCCCCACATTTAGCATTTATAAATCCTCCCCCTCCCCCAATAGACAAAGCTAATTTAAAATTAATAACTTCATTAATATATGAATCAAAAGATATAGGATGGTCCCCAAAATAAAAGTTATCTTTAAGAATATTAGGAAGTAATTCTATAGCTTTTCTAGCTCCACAATATTCCCCATAATTATTAGTATTATATAAACTTCCTCTCCAATAAAGTTGGGGATTTAACTTTATATTTTTTCTATATTCTTGTACAGATTCATAATTTAGACTACCAAAATCCCAAATAGATTCAGGATATATCCCGGCTTTTATATTTTTACTATTCCATATATTTGGATTATATTGACCTACTACTGCTCCTATAAACTTAGGATGATCACATAATTGTTTAACTAAGTAAGGGTTATCCCCAAAATCATAAATTTTAAACTCCTTTGTATCATCAAACTCAAAAATTAAAATAGAACCATGGTTTATTATAACATTATTAAAAATAAAATTATCATTTCCATTTAATTCATATCTAATAACATTATATTTTTTAGATAATTCATTATATAAATTTATAGAGTTATGATTGTCAAATCTATAAGAAGGTATATTCCTGTGAAAACTATAAAAATTTAATTTTCTCATATCTTTTGAAAACAAGCTGTTAGTATATTTGGAGATAAATTTATATCAATTCTAATTTTATCTTCTAAGTTGCAGTGATTTAACATTTTAAATCCTTGACGATTCATAAATTTTTCTAAACTTTTTTCATTAAAATGATATAAATGCTCATCAGGTTTTCTATGCTTCCAGTTCTTAAACCATTCATCATCTAACCCATTATAGCACCAAGGTAAACTAATAATAACATATTTACATTTTAAATCTTTGACCCATTCAATATCAGGAAAATGTTCTAAACTATCAAAAAAAGTTATAACTTCAACTTCTTGGGATGTTATATTATCTATAAAATTAATTCCTTTACTTAAAGGATAAGCAGGTTGAATATCGTTACCATAAAGTATAGGAATAAAATTTTTACAAGAGTTTAAAAAATCTCCATTTCCGTATCCAATATCCATTAAAGATTGGGGTACTTTACCTAAAGATCCTATAATATACCCCAGTCTAAGATTTAGTATATTTCCTCTATCATTGAAAATAGAATATCTACTATCAGAATATTCTATGTCATAATTAAAAGGTTTAACATTAACTTGTTTAATTACCCCATCTTGAGTTAATTCATAATTATGTATCATAATGTCTCGTAATAATTGTTTTGTTTTTCTTGTCTTTCAATTGTTTTGGGATGATATAATGCCCATTCTTCTTCCATAGGGATATATGCAAATTCTTTTTGCCCACTAAGCCTTTCATGCACTTTATTCACCCACTTTATTTCAGGAGATTTTCTGTAAATACGAGTTTGATAATCAGGCCAATTCACCCATCCGTTTTCATTTACATTCCAACCCCATTTTTGAATGTGTTCTTGGGTTAAGCCAGTTACTGTATTAACTCTAGGTACAACATATAGATCAACTGAAGAATTGTGTTCTAGAATAGAGGGTAATTTTTCGATTAGGTTTTCATGAGGA